GAGATTGACAAGCAAATTGCTGACGCAGTTGTTGATGATGATCAAAAGATAAAGATTATTCATGATGAAATAGAAAGCACAGATACATTAGGACAGTTCACAGCAAATGAAACTATTAATGCAGTTGAAGAAGCTGAATGAGAAAGCTAATTTTAATACTAATGCTATGCTTTGGAATAGCTTATGCAGAAAATGATGTAACAAGTTCTGGAGCAACGGATATTTCACAGGCAAATGAAAGCGGCACTAACACGAGTATCTCAGGTGGTTACAACTCAGAAACCTCATATGCAGGTGGTAGCACAAGCACAACTAACAATACAAGTAACGCATATCAAGGTGATTCAAGAGTAGTTAATTCTGCTAATGCTCCTGCTATGAATAACTTTAGTCAAGATGTTTGCAGTGTTGCAATGTCTGGTGGCATATCTACATTTGGTTTAGGTATATCTGCAGGTTCAAGTAAAAGAGATGAGAATTGTGAAAGATTAAAATTAGCTAAGTTGTTAGATCAACTTGGTATGAAAGTTGCAAGTGTAAGTTTACTTTGTCAGGATAGCCGAGTGTTTGAAGCAATGGCACAAAGTTCAACTTGGTGTCCTATTAATGGAAAGATAGGCGTAGAAGCAGAATTAGAATGGAAGAAGTATGGAAAGTTAAGACCTGACTATGATGTTTATATTGAAAATTTACAGTACATAGAACAAGTTAATCAAGAAATTAAAGAGTTAAATGAACAATTGTATGAGGAAATTATAGATGAAGATACTGTTGAAAATGATAGTCGTAGCAAGTATCTCAATAACCAATAGTATTGCAGACGAAACCATAACCACTAATAATTTACTAGACCAAGATTTTAATAATTGGACAGGCAACATACCAATATTAAACGATAGTATTCATAATGATGAAGTATTAGCAGGTATTGAGAATGGTTATGCTGAATATATTATAAACCAAGCAGACACAGGGTTATCTTCTGACATTATTAATCGTGGGTTTAGTAGTACATTGGGTGCTGATATTTGGTTCTGGTCTCAATCAGATCAAACAGTAAAAATGACACAGACTTATGATGATGGGAATGGTAATATAGTAAACCAACATAGAACTATAACAGGAACTTGTGGCAATGAATGTTACACAAACCATAACTACAATACATTTACAGATACTCTAATAGTAGGTGAAAACACAGCAACGAATGGATCAGTTACAGCAAGGTTTGATTTTAATTCTAGTTACAATAACCCTCAAAATCCATTATGGCACAATGGTGCTGATGTAGAACACCCAACATTAAAGATAACTTATACATTGCCTGAGATAGTATTACCGCCTATTGAAGAAATAATAATTGATCCTGTAATAGAATTTGTAGAACTGCCAGTGTTTGTTGAGCCTATTGAAATAATTGAAGAAGAAATTGAAGATGTATATATTGCTGAAACTCCTATATCAACAGGACAGATTGATGAATCCGAACCAACAACCATTGTTGCTGAGAATGAACCTGTTGAAGAACCTCAAGAAGAAATTATTGAGATTGAAGAAGAACAAATTGCCGAAACAATGGAAGCAGATATAATAGAGCCAGAAGAAATTGTAGAAGAAATAGAAGTTGAAGTTGTAGAAAACAATAAACCTATTATTGATCCCATTAATGTAGTTACTAATATTAATACGCAAAATATGCTTGTATCTGAACCAAGTTTACAAGAATACAAAGAAGTGCAAATGTCTGATGTTATTAAGTTACCAGAAACAGACATTAAATTCTTTGAGCAAATTAATTTAGAAGGCTATAACAAAACTATTTATGACAGTAAGAAGCAAAAGTTAGCTATGCTGTTAAGCGATCCAATATATCGCTATCAAGTCAAATTACAAAACGCAAAATCTGCTACAGATAGAGCTTTTAAAAAATTACAGGAGAGTATAGGTGCAAGAAATAATATCTAAATTTAAAGACATAGGATTAGTATTAGCTTTAGTTTCAACTATTGGTGGTGGGTTTTATGCTTATGGTGTTTTTAATCAACGCTTAGATTCTTTAGAGGAAACTAAGTTTAGCAATAATACAGGTGTAATTGAGAAAGAAATTAAAAACATTAACGAAACAATTCAATCATTAAATGTAGAGATTAATGTAAATAGAGCTACCTTAGAATATCTTAACACTAAATTAAATGAATTAAAATTAGAAACAAATAATCCTTTATTGAAAGGACTGTAAGTGAAAATATCCGAAGATACTCCTGTAAGTATGCCAATGAAGAACTTAATTGGTATCATTGCAAGTGTAGTTATTGGAGTTTGGTTTGCCTTTGGAGTTATTGAAAGACTTAATGTAATTGAAACAGAATTAAAACTAATGCAAAGCGACTTAGAAACAGCTAATGAGTTTATAGTTGGTGTACCTAAAGGCGATATGGTAAGTCCACAGATTAATGAGTTGTTTATGTTAGTTGAGTTTCTAGCAAGTAATCAAGAAAAGTTAAAAGAGAATGTAGAGGCTGATATGCCACAGATACAAAAAGTTGATATGCAAGTTCAGTTTTTAGAAGAAAGAATTATTGATCTTGAATCATTGGTAGATAAATTAAGAGGAAACGGAACGCACTAATGTTAGAAATGGTTGTTGTCTTATCAATGTTTATTATTGAGGGTGATGATAGACGCTTAGATGGTTGGTATCATCAACCAAGTTTATCAGTTTGTTTAGAGGGAAAAAGAGTTGCAGAGAGATCAGCAGGAAATCAAGTGCAGTATACTTGTACTTTAGAAAAAGGTTTGATGGTAACAGACAAAACAGGGGTAAGACACTTAGATAAAATTATTGGGGAGTAAATTATGCTATGTAAAAATTGCGAACACGAATGTCATTGTGGTAATAATGGTGTATGTGTAACTTGTAAATGTGCTAACTGCGAACACAATGCATTAGACGAATTTTGGAAACATTTAGATAAAGAAGATAATGGATAAAATAGAAACACTTGCACAGCTAAGAGAAAACCTTGTTGATGATATAGAAGCTAGGCATATTAACCGATTAAATATAGCCCTTGAGAGCCTAGAAAAAGATGTAGTTAAACTGGTTAATAGTTTGCCAGTAAGTAATAACAAATTATTTGAGACTAGATTAGCAGTAGAGATTAGACCTAAACTTAAAGCCTTAATTGATAAACATTATGTGTTATGGGCTGATGGTACTGTAAGAGAATATGATAATGTTGCAAAACAAGTTATTGAGAATATGAAAGTATTACCAATATCTGAAAACTTTAAAACATTAACCGAACTAGATATTGAAACTATAACTAACTTAAAAAGACTTAAATTCAATGGATTTTTAGATATTGCAACTGAAACCACTAATGCATTAGCTGATGAAATTTATCAAAGTACTATTAGTGGTAAGCCCTTTGAAGATGTAGTAACTTCACTGCAACACAAAATTAATGGAGTATATATTAAAGCTGATGTTGACGAGATTAACGACTTAGTAGAACTCGTAGCAACAACAACTGATGATGCAATAAAACAACAAGCAATAAATAAGTTGCATAGTGTTTATGGTGCAGATAGAGTTGGAAACAATATGCGTAGATATGCTAAACAATTAGCACACGACAGTTTAATGGAATTTGATGGTCAGTTCACCAAAGCGAAAGCAGGTGAAGCAGGACTAACAAACTACCTATATTATGGAGATACGATTGGTGATAGTAGACCATTTTGTATTAACAATAGAGGTAAAATATTTTCTGAAATAGAACTTAGAAATAAGTGGAGTTCAGAAATTTGGAAAGGTAAGTCAAGCACTGATCCTTTCACGAGTAGAGGTGGTTATAATTGCCGCCACCATCTACAACCTACCGATCCTGATTGGTATGATAATAATGGCAATCTTATAATATAGGAGAATAACTACTATGGTTGACGAACTTAAAACGGAGATTGAGAATACTGAATCTCTTGAAACAAAGCAGGAAGTTGAAACACAAGAAAAAATGATTCCACAATCGGAATTAGATAAAATTCTTGAAAAGCGACTAGTAAGGGAACGAGCTAAATTTGAAAAGAAATTTTCAGGTATTGACCCTGACGAAGCACGACAGCTTTTGGAAGAAAAAGAAGCCAAAGAGCTAGAGATGCAAAAACAACGAGGTGAATTTGATAAAGTGTTAAAAGATACTGTATCTAAAAAAGATATAGAAATTACACAATATAAAGCCGAGTTACAAAAAGTTAGAATTGATGACGCATTGATTAAGGTAGCTAGTGAATATCAAGCTATTAAACCTGATCAAGTTGTTAATTTGTTAAAAAGTAAAGTTCAACTAGGAGCTGATGGCAAACCTGAAATTATAGGTGATAATAATGCACCAATGTATAATGATAAAGGTGAACTATTAACCATCAATGAATACGTTGGAAACTTTTTAGATAACAACCCACACTTTAGAAATGCAACGCCAAGCGGAGCAGGTTCTAAATCAAGTGTTGGTGGTAATACGCCCAAACCTTTGAACTTGGCGGAACTAAATATGAATGATCCTGAAGATAAAGCTAAATATGCTGAATATCGAAAAGGATTGTTTAAGAATTACTAAT